AACGAAGGATGTTTATCATTTCCAGGTATGTTTTTAAAGATTGAACGACCAGAGTGGGTTGATGTTGAGTTCTATGATATTAATGGTAAATTACACAATGTAACATTCCATGGTTTAACTGCTAGATGCTTCATGCATGAACTAGACCATATGAATGGTATTACAATGATTAAGCATGTTAAGCCTTTAGCTTTACAAATGGCAAAACAGAAACAAGATAAGTTATTTAAAAGAGTAAAAAGGCTTCAGAGAAGTAATGGCATATTCGTTTGATCCAAAAGATGATGTAGAAGAACAATGGCGTAAGTGGCAAGAAGCCAATCCGCCAGAATCTTTTATGGATATCAAAGAAGATAATTTGCGTGAGCAAACTATCAAAGACCTTGCCTATGTTTCACAAATGGATGTGAAAGAATATACTCTGTATCAAAAATGGTGTGAGATTAAAGAGAAGTATCCATCGTTTGTAAACAATACTTTGTTCGGTGAAGAGGTTCAATTACTTGACCCAAAGCAACAGATATTGGTAGACGAAGTTAAGAGTAACATTTGGTTGCCACAAACTGCTGATGATTATTTGAATATTGAACCTGTATTGATTTATACTGATGACTCTAGCTCAGTATCTCGTACAGGTGTTGATGGTACAGTTGTTGAAGATAAGATTAAGCGTAGTGATTTACCTGAAAGATGGAACACAGCAAGAAACTTCATATCAACAATGAAGAACAATAGTAACATTGGCCGCAATCTTAATTTCCTTGTTGCAGATAATAAGACAGGTAAGTATCTTGGTGTTATGTGTATATCATCCGATTTTCTTGACTTGACACCAAGAGATAATGCAATCGGTTGGCCTCGTGAACTAAAGACACAAGGTGGAATGATTAATCATACTGCAATCGGTTCTACTATTGTTCCGTTTCAACCACTCGGTTACAATTATGTTGGCGGTAAATTACTTGCTTTACTTTGTCTATCAGATGAAGTGCAAAGATTATGGAAGAAACAATATGGTGATACACTAATTGGTGTAACAACAACATCATTGTATGGTAAAACTAAAGCTAGTGGTCTATCACAATATGATAACCTTGACCATTGGAATGCCATGGGTTTTTCTTCTGGTTCAGTATCATTTGAACCGAGTAAGGAATCAAGACACAATATTCGTGAATGGCTGAAAGCAAATCACACACGAAAATATTTTGAATGGTATGTTGCAAAGAAACCTAGTGGTCAACCACACAAGCGTGACCATAAGAATCGTTCTTTAAACTTCACTTACTCTAAGTTAAACATACCAAAAGATTTAATCAGAACAGCACATCAGCGTGGTATTTACTTTAGTCCTCTCTATGATAACTCTTTTGAGTTTTTGCGTGGTGATATTAAAGAAGATGCACTAGTTAAATCATTTGATACTAGTTATGAAGCCTTGACTAAAATATGGAAAGAAAAACATGCTAAAGGCCGTATTAAACAACTAATCAAGAAAGACAAGGTATCATATGATACCCTATTCTATGATAAACTAATACACATGACTTGGGAAGAATGTAAAGATTACTATCTTGGCCAAGTAGGTCGCTAAGTTTACCTTAAAAACGCTTGACAGGACACTAAATACCTGTTACAATAACAACTTAATGCGGAGAGTCCGAGACAACCTATCCCAATAGGCAGTCAGGTTTAACTCCTGATATCCGCTCCATTCTTAAAACAAAAGTATTACTGTTGCTTCCACGCAACATACTGGTTGACTTCTCTGCCAGTTCTGATACAATACACCTATACATTGAATAGGAAACTGAATGAGTTTTACAGTTGAACAAAAAAGCCTCTTGACCAAATTAATGGCAAGTGAGAATCTTACGGTTGAACATCAAAAAATCACAACCGCTAAATTTGACCCCCAAAATCGTATTTTATATTTGCCAATTTGGCAAAACATGGAAGGTTTCATGTATGACCACTTAGGCGGTCATGAAGTTGGCCATGCTTTGTATACACCAGCAGATGGTTGGCATGATGCTGCCTCAGATAAAACAAAAGGCAAAAATTTCAAATCATTTCTTAATGTAGTAGAAGATGCTCGCATTGAGAAAAAAGTAACCCGTAAGTTTCCTGGTCTTAAAACTTCCTTCAAAAAAGGTTATCAAGAATTACTTGACCGTAACTTTTTCGGTATTCAATATAAAAATGTAAATAGTTTGCCTTTTATTGACAGACTAAACCTTTACACAAAATCACAATACACAGCTGACCATATTAAATTTACCTTAGAAGAAAGAGTTTATGTTGCAAAGGTTCAAAACCTTGAAACATGGGAAGAAGTTCTTTCCTTAACTGGTGAAATTTATGACTATTCAAAATCTGAACAATCAGAAATGCAAACGCAAAAAAATATGCGTGACTTTGGCGAATCGGTAGATGGTGAAGAAACCGAATATGATTATGATTCGCCTGATGAAGTTGGCGATACTGAAGATTTTGATAATGGCAATGACAGCCAAGATTCAAAAGATGGTGATGTAAAAGAAGAAACCAAAGAAACTAAAGGCGAATCAAATACTGAAGATGGTGAAAACGGTGAAGATGAAAATTCTGATTCGCCTAATCAACTTGACCGCCATAAAAAATCAACGGAATCTTCAGGTGATAATTTTACACCTGAATGTAATACTGATGATTCTTATCGCAAGAATGAAGATTCATTAGTTGATGCAAAATGTAAACCTTACCTTTATGTTGATATTCCTACTGTAAAAGAAAAAGAAGTATTTACACCTGCTAAGCGTGTTCAAGAATTATTAACCGAATATTATAATCAGCGTATACAAGACGGAGGTTTTGATAATGCGTATGTTCAAAAATTAGTAAACGAATTTAAAAACAAGAATGACCGTTATATCGGTTTACTTGCCAAAGAATTTGAAATGCGTAAAGCTGCCAAGGCGTTTAGTAAATCTAAACTGTCCGACACTGGTGATATTGATATTAACAAACTTTGTAATTATAAGTTTGATGATAACATTTTCCGTAAAGTGATGATGATACCAAAAGGCAAGTCTCACGGTTTGGTCTTATTGCTTGATTGTTCTGGTTCTATGCAAGAAAATATGCCAGGTTCAATTGAACAGATTTTGGTTCTTACCATGTTCTGCCGTAAAGTGAACATTCCATTCCGTGTGTTTGGTTTTACTGATTGTTCTGAAACATATAACATTGACCGTGGTTTCGATGAATGGGAAAAGCGTAAACTTGAAACTTTTTCTTTCTCTAGAAATGTTGGTGAATTAGCTTTTTCTAATGTTCAATTGCGTGAATACTTAAATTCAAAAATGACTAATGCTGAATTTACCAAGAGTTTGCGTAACATGCTTTTATTGAAACAAAGTTACACAATGGGCAGAAGCTACAATCGAATTGGTCGACCACCAAGTGAAAATCTTTCTAATACTCCTTTAATTCAGGCTGTCATAGCTGTTGGTTCAATGATTGAAACATTCAAAACTACCAATAATATTGATTTGGTAAGTTTGATTATTGTCCATGATGGAGATTCTGATGGTTCATCATCTTATAATGTTGAAGTTGAAAGCACAAATCAAAGTGGCGATATAGTGAAAAATATTTGGTCATATGGTTTTGATGTTCGTTCATCTAATATTGTTGTTCGTGACCGTAAAAACAAATTTCAATATGCTTTGAAGCATGATCCAAAAAAACATTATGCTTATCATACAAATGAACAATTAGTTTTGGCAATTTTAGAATGGATCCGTGTTGTGAAGAAAACTAAAATATTTGGTTTCTTTATTCTAGCTTCTCGCCATGGTCAGGCAAGAAATGCAATTCGCAATCGCTATTGCCTTGAAGATGGCAAAAGTCTTTCTGAAATGAAACGAAATAATGCTTCTGGTTATTTTGATACAGAAAAACTTCTATTCAAAAAATACAGAGAAGATAAATTCCTTATTTCTAAAAATGAAGGCTACAATTCATTCTACCTAATCTCTGGTGGTTCTGATTTGCAAACCGAAGAAGAAGGAATTGAAATTGATGGAAAAGTTACATCAAGCAAACTAAAATCGGCATTTATGAAAATGGCGAAAAAGAAGCAAGTGAATAGGGTGTTAGTGTCCAAATTCATTCAAGGCATTGCTGCCTAAGTGTTGTATCAAAACAACAGTAGGGCTTGACAGACCCCTACAGTTGTGATACAATGGTACCATAAATTGATTAACGGAGTTTTTTATTATGTCAAATCGTGTTGAGATTCGTTCAGCTTTTAATGATGCTTTAATTGCTTTAGGTAAGCCTACAGTAACTAAAACTGAAATTAAACAAATTTGTAAAAACCTAGGCATTTCTGGTGCTCAATGGTTTACAAAAATTGATTCGAACCGTGTTGGTCGTGGACTATATAAAGTTCCAACATCAACAACTATTCCTACTTCAGCAACTATTCAAATGGCTGCTCAAATACTACCAATGAAAAAACCAGTTGAAACTTCTGAAAACCGTATTCAAAATGTTCAAACAGATTTGGAATCTTCTGATTTAATTCCAAAATCATATAAGAATTATGTTCCATTTGGTAACTTTGACGATGTGCTTTCTATTGTAAATGCACAGCGATTCTTTCCTGTTTTCATTACTGGTCATTCTGGTAACGGCAAAACAATGTCAATCGAACAGGCATGTGCTAAGGCTAAACGCAAATTCGTTTGTGTATCAATGACACCAGAAACCGATGAAAGTGATTTACTCGGTAATTATGTTCTAATTAATGGCAATATGGAATGGCGAGATGGGCCAGTTACAACGGCTGCTCGTCAAGGTGCTGTTTTATGTATTGATGAAATTGATTATGGTGCTCAGAATCTTTCTTCATTGCAAAGGGTTCTTGAAGGCAAACCATTCATGCTGAAAAAGAAAGGCGAATTGATTTCTCCTGCTCCTGGTTTTACCGTGTTTGCTACTGCAAATACAAAAGGCAAAGGCTCTGATGATGGTCGCTATATGTTTACCAATGTTCTTAATGAAGCTTTCTTAGAAAGATTCCGTACAACAATGGAACAAGAATTTCCTCCAGTTAAAGTTGAGAGAAAAATTATTGAAAAAGAATTGACCTCAGTTGGTCGTGCTGATGATGAATTCGCTGAGAAGTTAGTTACATGGGCTGATGTGATTCGTAAAACATTTGCGGATGGCGGATGTGATGAAGTGATTTCCACTCGCCGTTT